AGTTTGTCGTCGGCTTCTTTTGTGTCCTTCGCCCACATAGCGAGGTCTTTTCTTCCCCTGCTGTAGGCATCCGTCAAGTCCTCCCCCAGCGACTTAAGCTTTAGGCGCACAGTGTTGATGTCGCCTTTTTGGACTGCAAGCAGAATGTCATTGTATGCGTACCGCTCAACATCTGTAAGCCCAAGACCGCCCTTTTGCCAAAGCGTAAGCCGCTTGTCTGCAAGCTGCCCGGCCATCTGCATAAGCTCCGTGTCCGTAATTACGCCGCCCAGCTTTGAGGACGTTGTGGAAGTCGAAGCAGCACCGCCTTTCTTCTTGTTTCGGTATTTCGCTGAAGCTTCCAAGCTCTTTTTGTACTTCTCTGCATCCTTGACTGCTTGCTGTGCCAAAGCAAGGTCGTCTTTGAGTGACAGCAATGCTTCGATGTTGTCAATGTGCTGCTGGTACTTCGGGCTGGCAGTCGTAAACGCCTTAAGCTGGTTGTACTGCTGCATGACAACCTGCCAATCCATGTTAAGCTTGGCTTCTTTGTACAGCTTGATATATGCCTCCTGCGAGATTTTCCACGTGTTCGGGAACTTCTGCTGTATGCCGTTCATGTTCGCGCCGAGGAAATCGTAGGCTTCAAAGCTGTATTTCTTCATCTGACCTGCGTAGTCGCTTGTATGCGAAAGTACATACTGCACCTTCTTATCTACAGCATCTTCTACTGCTTGCAGGTCAGCAAGTGACACATCTTTCAAGTGAGCCTTTGCATCCTGCACGTACTTGAACGACTTAACGGCCTTGTTGATACCTGCAATTTGCTGTGCAAGCTGTTTTGTAAGCTGCTGTGCGTCGTTTAGGCGGTAAGTGAGTAGTTTATCCTGCAAGTCAGAAATAAGCGGTTGTAGCTCCTTGTAGCCGTGTTTTTGAGCGGCTGCAATAACATTCTTCGCAGTGTTGAACTTAAGGGCGTTCTGTTTCCTGCGCTCGTTCCATGCGTTTTGTATGGCTTTTGCGTCGCGTGCTGCGTGACGCTGCTCACGTGCAAGCTGTATCGGGTCAACAAATTCGGACTTCTTCACAATCTTTGACAGCGTGCTTACGTTGACATGCAGATTGTCGATGCGGAAGAACTCATAGCCGTACTTGGGCGACACGTTGCTGCTGTACTCCTTGAAAGCTTCCAGCGTGTCGAAGCGTTTGTTGTTCTGCGGGTCGTAGAAGTAGCCCTTGCCGTTTTCCTTGACGTAGTTGAACGTGTGGCCGCTCTTTGCGCCTTTCCACGTAACGCCAATCTGATACACGCCGTCAGGCTGCTTTTGCAGCCAGCCGTACATAACGCTGACTTTCGTGCTTTTCTGAATGTCAGCCATGCGTAAAGGCGTGCCGTCGGTTTTCTTCCAAACGTCGAGGTAGCCTTTTGTAAGTATCTTCTTGTATATAGTGCCGTCGTTGCCCTTTGCTTCGATGTTGAAGCCAAAGCGACGTAGCATGTAAACGGGTGCCGTCGTTTGGCAGTTGATGGAATAGTCCTTCTTCCACTTTGGATTGAGTACAAGCTTTCCCTGCGCGTTGCGCACGTACTTTTCCCTATACTGCGGGTTGACGTGCCTGGTATTCGCCTGTTCGTGTGTCATTGGGCGACCCTTTGCAATGCCAATCTCGCGTGCAAGCTGCTTAAGGTTGCGCTTAAGCTCGTCGGAGAATCCAGCCCAAACAAGCTCGTCCCACTTCTTCTGTATCTCAACGCCACGCATAGCCTTTGCGTATGCTTGCTGCACAGCGTAGATGTCGCCTTGCTTGATTGCGCTGTACAGAGCGTTAAGCCGTCCTGTGAGTGCCGTTCCTGCGTCAATGTCAGCGTTGCTAATTGCACGCTGCACACGCTCCAGCTGGTATCTGTTCCAACGCTCCTGCACTGCTGCATCGTCACGCTTTGCATGACGCGCTTCAATGGCCATCCTGCGCCTACGCTCGTCCCAACGACGCTGAATGTCTGCCTTTTCTGCTTCCGTTTTCACATGCTTGGGCTGCACGTACACGCCCATCTTCTGCTGCTCGTCCTTATTGAACTCAAAGCGCCAATACTTGGGGTTGTCACGGAAAACGTATGCAAGCGTGCCGCGCTCACCGGCAGCGAGTATCTTGTCACGGTTACGATGCACATACTCCTTGAAAGCGTCAGGCACTTGCGTAACGGCATTAGGGCTGACATAGTTTGAAATGTCCTCGCCTTTCTGCTTGCGCCTGATTATCTCGTCACGCTCCTGCTTGCTGCACAGCACGGGCGCACTGGCACACATGCACTGCGGATGAAAGCCCGCAAAGTCAAAGTCCTTCGGGTACACGCCCCAAAGCTCGTCGCAAATGTCGGGCTTCGGGTGCTGCGGACTGCCCCAAATGCGTATGCCAAGCACAAACGGCTCACTGCGCCAGCGTGCGTTGTTGCCGTAGTGGTACGACATGTTGATTTCGCTGCGCATGAGCCTGAATGAGTTTTTGTAGCTGCTTCTGTAAACGCCCTGTCCGACTTCTTCCAGCGGTGCAACGACAAAGCGCACGTTGCCGTCCTCGTCAATGACGCGCTTGTGCCAAACTGCAACGTCCTTCTTCTTTCCTCCCGTCGTAATAACGGTGTGGTGATAGCGTCGATACATCATGTCCGGCTCTTTGAGCTGGTCGCGCACACGCAGGGAAAGCTCCGCTGCACTCGTACCCTTTGAAAGCCCGTCCTTAATGACGTTGCTCATTGCAATCTCAAACTCGCTTTTCGTCTGCTGTGCGTAGTTCCAAATGTTCTGCGAAAGGTTAAGCCCCTGTGGGTTGTTCATGCGCCTGGCAGTGAAAGCGTTTATAGCCATCCTGCGCACGCGCTCAATGGCTGAATCGTTGAGTATGGTGTAGCCGTGCAGGTTCTTTGCATCCTGCCCGAAAGCAAGCGCAACGCCCGACGCGATGCCCTGTTTCGTCAGTAGTAAGTTGTCCTGCACGTACTGATTGAAGATGTCACGCAGTCTGTACTGAAGCTCGGGGAAATTGTCAAACATAAACAGCGGGTTATCTGCAAGCTTTTCATCCACGCTTATGCCAAGCTCCGAAAGTTCCTTGATGAACTTTGCGTAAAGCTTGCCCAAACGCTTGTTATATGCTCCGAAAAGCATTGTCAGTTCCTCTTGCTGCTGCTTGTTTGATGCCATTTTTCGACGTTTTTGCGACTTTTTTATTTTTTCATTTTTTGCGCTATATAATAGTTATACTATACAGTAGGATATAATAATATAATTATATATATTTATCCTTATCCTTAAGACCTTGCTTGGGGCTTAATCGTAAGTTGCTGATAATCAACACTTAAAAAACGCGCTAAACACCCTTTTAACGTTTGTTGACTTTAATGAAAGGTATTTTTACGTTTTAGCCCCTTATTTTAACACGTGCTTAACTAAAAACAGCCGTTTTTCAGCAGTAACAGGCTTTGTTAAGAGTTTTAACACGGTTTTAACTAAAAAAGCGCACTTGAAGCACCGAAAAACTAAATATCCGTTAATTGGTACGGTTAATTTTTGTAAATCAGCCTGCAACCGCGCTTTTTGGAAAGAGAGTATAAAGTGTGGGAAATATCATCGTCCTATTATGCACCCTCATTGAAAGCGTCACCTGCGCCGAATATCTCGCGTTGCTCCTTTGCAGCTTCTTCTTTTTCCTTTTTGAGCTGCTGGATAGTCTGCTCCGGGTTGTCAACTTTAGGATTCTTATGCACAGCTTCTTCTTGCGACATCGTAGGCTTGCCGCCCGTGGAAAGATTGATGATTTCGATTTCCTCTTTCTCGTTCTTTGGCAAGTACGGGTTGAAGATGGGCTTGCAGAAAGTAGCTTCCACAACAGACGCGCCCACGCCGTCACGCTGCGCACAGCCGCCCTTAACGACGTTGAAGCGACGCTCGAAGTTCTCACCGAAAAGCTCCTGCTTGTCGTCAGCCTTCATAAACGGGTCTGTAAACATAAGGTTGATGGCTACGCCGCTTGTGTTGCTGCCAATCTCCTTCATGCTCTTAAAGCTGATGTCGGGTGTCTGCGTATAGCTGAATATGATGTTGAAAAGCTCCGCAAGCTCGCCTTTCATGCTTTCGGGGCTGTTGTCCCAAGAAAGCACCTTCATGTCCGTTTCGTTGCCCTCGCCTTGGTACACCTTGCCCTGCTCACCCTTTTCGGCAAAGCCCTTAAGCTTTCCCTTGAAGAAGTACGACGGTGAGCCAAAGTAGTCGTTGGTGTCACCCCAGTTTGAAAGCAGCGTATCTACACGGTCACATGCTGGCTGCACATCGTCCCACTCCGTTTTTTCCTGCCTGTAGTAGATAACGGGCATACGGTCGAAGCCGTGAGGGATGGGTGCCAAGTCCTTTGCGTAGAGCTGTGCGCCGTTTGCGTCCGTCTCAAAGCGGTAAACGAAAAGCTTTGTGTAAACGTCGAAGTGCGTAATGTACTGACCGTTCAAGTCCATTGTACGGTAGCCACGCCCGAAGCCGTCCATGCGCCCGTAATCGTCGAAGTGTGGCAGCAGCAAGTCGCCGCGTGACGGGCTTAACAGCTGCACGCGCATTTCTCCCGACGTTGGCTTGCCGTTCTCGTCAGGCACAAAGTACCAAAGCTCTGCTGCTTCACGCTCACGGAACACTGCACGGGCAAGCTTCTTGTCAAAGTACGGCATCTTGTTCTGCTCGTACACAGTCATAACGCTGTCAAACAGCTTTTGCGAGGAATCAGCCGTATTGTCGCCCTTAAGCTGGTACGTCGCGGGCTTGCCCAGCAGGAAACCGGCTGTGCGCTCAACGAGAAGCTTCTGTATGGGAACAGCGACACGGCACACTTCCACGTACTTGATTTTGTAGATGGGGTTGCCGTCCGCGTCGAACTTGTCCGTCTTTACCTTTACTTGCTTGCGCTTGCGCTTTGTGCGGTCAAAGACTGCGTGCCTGTAAACGTTGTATTCCGCTTCCGTTTCCGTGAAGGACTTTGAAAAGCGGGGTTTGCACATGGTAAGCGAATCACGTACCTGCTCACCTGATGGAAGTTCCAAAACTTGCGCTATTGTACTCATATCTTATAATATATCTGCCAATCCTTGCGCATCTAAACCGTCGCCGTTCTGTCCGAGTACTTCTTCAAGTATCACGTAGCGTATGGCATCGATGCAATTATGTACGAGCAGGCCGTTAGCAAAGTATTCGTGCTGGCCGCTTACTTCCAAGTCAAAGACTTGGGCTTCGCCCGCGTCAGCTGCAAAGATACTCTTTATTTTCCTGCTTGTTTGCTCATTGCCGCAACTTTGTGTAAACACCTCGTCGCCTGCGTGCAAACATCCTATTTTTTGCCACTTGTCTTTCGTTTTAACAAGGTGTTCGGGTGTCGCCCGAATGTCTATCTGCCCATCGTCGAAAACGAGCGTAAAACGCTTTATTTTGCGCTTCCCGTTCTTCCACAGCTTCGTAACGCGCCTGTAGCCCTTGCTCGTCAGCACTAAATCGTCAGTCGTTATGTTCGCTATGCGCTTGCTGCCCATCGACGTGGTAATCATCGTGTCGGCAGTGAAGCAGTGGTTGAAAGCGTCAACGGGTTCGTTGAGCCACTTTCCGTTTTTGTCTTTTCTGTACACGTAGGACTTAAGTTCTTTTATGAGGTTCGTACTTCTACGGGTAACGACAAGCTTGTACTGCTGCATCTTCTGCAATCCTGCACGCACACTGCCCGAATACTTTTTACGCCGTGTATGTCAATGCCCGTGTTGTATATTTCGTCTATTTCTCGCGGTTCGCTGCTGTCTGCCCACACTTTGGGTTGCCAATGCTGCTGCTGTTTGAGTTCCTCCACGATGTCATTCGTACCCATCTGCGTGCGATAGCAAAGCTCGTCCAAGTATATAGTGTTGCCAACAATGCTGACAAGCACGATGGCGGTAGGGTCGTTTGTGTAGCCAAAGTCCAAGCCCAAGAAACGGTGCTTGCGTGCCTGGGGCGGCAGCTCGTCCACGACTTCGTATGTTTTGAATATGCGGCCCTCGATGATTGCACGCTGCCCAAGGCCGTACACCTGCCAAAGCGACGGCGAAGTTTCTTTCAGTTCCTCGATGCTGTCAATGACTTGCTGCTCCAAGAAAGGGTTGTCCTTGTACGTGCTGATGAAGAAGAATGTGCGTGCGCTGCTGTTTACTTTCTCTACAATCCAGTGTTCATCGTCAAAGGACGGGTTGTAGTCAATGAGCGTGAACAGCGTAGTACGTAGCTTAAGCTGCGTCCACTCGTCAAAGGTCAGCTCGTTAGCCTCGTTGACGTACAGAATCATGCGCTTTCGTCCACGCAGTCGCTGGTCGTCAGTCGCAGGAAAGAACTCTATCCATGAGCCGTTAGGGAACGTGTATATTAAGTCCGTCTTGTTCATGCACTTGGGATTCCATTGCCCCATGCGCTTCATTATTTCCTCAAAGTCACGGTACACAGTTCCCTTTAGCGCCGGGCGCGTGCCACGCACGATAGCTACGGTTGTACCCGCATACGTCAGACAGCGCACGATTAGCCAAATGACGATTGTGTACGTCTTGCTGCTTCGTGCGCTACCCTGTGCCGACACAGTGCTGTAACCTGCATCAAATGCACTCTGTATTACGTTATATACACGGGAAACCTGTATCTTCATGCTTTGTTGTATAACCATTTTCGTGAGCGCACGAAAATGATAGCGGACTGTTATTCATCCGTGCGCTCGTCAACCTGCATACGGCTGTCTATCACTTCAATTGTCAGCGGCTCGTTCTTAATCTTCTCACCGCCCGAAGTAATGTCAAGCTTCTGCCCGACCTTGCCCAGCGCACGGTCAATCATGCGCTCCGCAATGTCGAAGCCCTTGCCGCCAAGCACGTTTCTCGCAACGACACGTATAAGCATGGGCTGCTCAACGTCCGCGATTATCTGTTTCAGCTTCCCCTCGTCAAGCGTAAGGACGTACAAGTACGACTTTGCAATGTCCTCCTGCTTGGGTATTTTGTAGCCCTCCTTTTTCAGCGTGTCACACACGCTCTTTATGCTCAAAGGCTTGCGTCCCTGCGGGTTGCCGCTCACTCCCTTTTGGAAACGGTACGGGCGTATGTTCTCAATTTTGCGTTGAGTGAGTTCGTCGTGTTCCTTTTCCATAAATGTTCCTGTTTTGTTCCTGTTTTTTCTTAACGCTCATTGACATAGCTGACTGCACAGCTTTTGCGCTTGCTCTTGTCCGCTTCGTCCTTGAACTGTGCGTAAACGTCCATAAAGTTGTTAAGCTGCCGCTCGACAAGCAGCCTTGCGCTTAATGCGATAAACGCAGGGTACTTGTCTTGCGTCAACTCTTTGAGCTTTTCGTAGGGCTGCTCCAAGAGGTACTGCATAATGAGCACCTTGTCCTTTGCTGGCAGCATTTCGCGGAACTTGACATCAAGCTCCTTTTCAAGCTCACACCTCACACGCTTTATTCTCTCTTTCCTTGTAGCCATTACTCCGAATTGTTAATCAGGTTCATAAACTCGCTGCGTACTGCTGCATCCGTTTTGAACAGCCCGGTAAGGCAGGAGCTTGACATGATGCCCTTTTTCCTTGCGCCGCGAATCTCCTTGCACGTGTGATGTGCTTTCATCACGCACGCAATGCCCAGCGGTGCGTATTCATCGTCCAAGCCCTCTGTCAGCGCACTTTCAATCATGTTTACGATGTCATGCACCAAACGCTCCTGTATCTGCATACGTGCCGCGCAATAGTCCACGACACGCGCAATCTTGCTTAAGCCGAGTATCTTTCCCTTTGGATGGGGAATGTAGGCAAAGTAGTACTTGCCCATGAAAGGCAGCACATGATGCTCACACATGCTGGCAAAGTCGCCCGTGTCAGTAACCATTTGGTCACAGCGCAAGCCGTCCGTGCCATTGTCAAACACAGTGATTTTGGGCTTCTTCTTCGGGTCGTAGCCCCGGAACAGTTCTTCCCACATGCGCACAATGCGCTCGGGCGTTCCTTTCAGCCCCTCACGGTTAGGGTCTTCACCCACATACTCCAGCAGCTCGCGCACGTGCTGCTCTGCTTCGTTCCTTGACAGCTTCATAGCTCGTTGATGTCGATTTCGTAGGTAGCAATGTTGTTTTCACTCTCCTGCACGTCTGCACGGTAGCACTGCGGAATAAGGTCAACAATCCAGCGTGCAATGTTTTCAGCCGTCGGGTTGAACGGCAGAATCTCATTGAGGTTTCCGTGGTCGAGCTTGCCGTGAATGGCACGCTTGATAAGGGCAAAGTCAGCAACCATGCCGTCCGCGTTCAACTCCTTTGCAGCACAGTACACCGTCACTTTCCAATTATGGCCGTGCAGTCCTGCACACTTGCTTGGGTAAGACAGCTGCAAGTGATGGCAAGCAGCAATCTCCATTGTTTTTTGAACTCTGTACATCTTTTTACTTGTTAGAGGTTATACAATACTTCATAATTACTTAACAATTACTTGCTAATTCGTGCAAAACTTGCAAGGTTACACGCCCCGCTTGTTTGCGTCCCAAATGAACTTGTGAATTTGCAGCTGCATCTTCACGCCGTTCAGCTTGTTTTCAATGAGGTAGTCCGCAATGTCCTTTGGCTCTATGCTTCCGAAGCACGGGCTGACAATGACGTTTGTGCGCTCCAGCAGCTTGTTTTGCTCCACGACATACTTCATAATCTGCAAGTCGCGCAAGCTGCCAACGACAAACTTCACGCAGTCCGTCTTGTTGAGGTAGTCATAGTTGCTCACCTTCATAGCCTTTTGAAGCGCGTTGCCGGCGCACTCCGTCTTGTAGTCAAGCGTGAACGCTGGCCGATAGCAGTAGGGCAGTTCTGCAAGCTCCTTGATGGGCAGACTGCCGTTTGTCTCAATCTCCACACGGTAGCCGTGTATTGTGAGCATTAAGACAAGCTCCTTCACGTTGTTTTGCAGCAGCGGCTCGCCGCCCGTCAGCGTGACGTTTTTCACGCCCTGCTGCTCCACGTACTCGAACAGTTCCCTGTCTGTCATTTCCTCGCACGCTTCGTTATTGTCGTAGCTGTACTTGCTGTCACAGTACGCACAGCGCAGGTTGCAGCCAAAGAAGCGTATAAAGACGGCAAGCTCGCCACTGTGCAAGCCCTCGCCGTTTATGCTTACGAATTTCTCAACGACTTTGTATCTCATACTTATTTGTTATGGTTTGTCCTGCTTGTAAAGTAGTAGAAGAAAGGCGTGTCAATGATGGCAAGGCACAGCTTCAGCAAGTATTGGCCGAGTATGATGCTCAACAGCAAGGACAGCCCGCCCTCTTGGAACAGCCAGCCCATGCCAATGCCAAACGCTACGAGCGCATAGATTACAGTGTCGATGATTTGGCTTGTTCCCGTGCTTACGTTGTTCCATATCCAGCGCATAGACGGCTTTGCGTCGAAGCGTGCGCGTATCTTGTGGAAAATCCACACGTCCCAAGTCTGTGAGCATGAGTAGGCACACAGCGACCCAAGCACGAACATGGGCGACTGCCCCAGCAGCGTCTCGTATGCCTGCTGCATAGCTGCATCGTCCGTAGGCGTGTACTGCGTCAGCACGATAAGCGCAATGGCGAACAGCTGGCCGACAAAGCCGTAACGCACTGCACGCTGTGCTTCCAGCTTTCCCCACAACTCGCCAATGATGTCAGTGCAAAGGAACGTGAAAGCGTAGGTTATTGCACCGCCGGACAGCGCAAGCGGGATGCCGAAAATCGTCAGTCCCGTGTTAATCACTTTGCAGCCTACGATGTTGGCCACAACAATGCTGATAACGAAAATAACGTGTATCAGCAGGAGGTTTTCATTTGTTTTCTTCATATTCTTTCAGTTACATGTTGGTTACATACCTTTGTAGTAGTCCTGCTCCCCGGCTGCTTTCTGATACTCGCGCTTAAGCATTTCAATCTGCACGCACAGACAGTTGGTGTTGCGCTCGTTGGCATACTCGTTAATGACGTTCCAGTGTTCCTCGCCCACAAACTGCTTGATGGCAGCAGTGTCGATGTTCTTTTGGTGATGTCCTTTGATAAAGCCAAAGCGCAAGCCGCTTTTGAACGACGTGCTATCAGCGGACGTGCAGAAACGGCACGCTTCCAGCAGCTTCTTTTCAGTGCATCCGAGCAAGTGAATGTCAATGGACGGCTTACGGCGCTTGATGTACCTGGCAAGAGCCGGCACGTCGTTTTTCTTGCCCGCAATACGCAGTTCGGGGACGCTGATTGCAATGTAGTCCGAGAACTCTATGAGCCTGTCAAGCCCCTTTTTGCCGTCCTCCAAGTGGAACACGTTAATGATGCGGTTGTTTGGCAGGTCGTTTCTCATGCGCTGCCTGAACTCCCAAGCCTGCTCAACGCCAAGCACCTTTTGGCAGTCCACTTCTACGCACGTAGCACCATTGCCGTGTGCAAGCGTGAACTCTACCAAAGCGTCGTACCACTTGCCGATGATATTGTCATCGTGCTTGCCGGAACGCCCGCCAAACATGAGCGTGAACAGCCCGCTATCCTGTATGACATGCAGGGAATTGTCGGCAATGTACTTTGGTATGGCTATTGCTTCGTTGCCTTTCTGCCACTTAAGCGGCATGATTGGGCATTTCGTAGAGCCGAACACAGTCTTTTCCACAAACGGGAAAGCTGTGTAAAGGCTGTAACGCACGCCAAGCTCCTTGACTGCAAGGAACTGGTTTTGCACCTCGCTTCCAGCGTAGTGTACTTTGATGTTATCGGGTAAGTGTAGCACCTCCATAGCCGTCCTCCGTTACTTCTACTTTATCCATGTCGAAGAATCTGTTGAGCAAGTTTTCCGCAATGCTTTCACAGCTCATTTCGCGGAAGTCGCAACAGTTGTAGCCGTCGCCCTCATAGTTGGGGTAAGTCATGCGCAAGTAGTCCTCTATTTCATGCTGGCGCGTGATGATTTCCACTTGCCGCTCGTTATGCTCCACGCCGACCCAGCAGCGAATGACAAAGACGTGCCTGTGCCTGTTTGCAAGGTACTTGCAGCCGTCGGGAGCGTCAGGCCATCGGTGAAAGCCCTCGATGGCGTTGTAGGTAAGAACTTGTCTTTTCATTTTATCTTTATGTTTTCGTAGTCCTTCAAAGCTTCAGTAACGATGCTGCGTATTTCCTCAACTTGTTCGTCGGTGAAGTCAGCGGGCAGGCATATCTTTATGTCCTTGCCCTTTTCCTTTTCCTCCTTTTCCTCTTTTTCCTTGTCGAAGAAGTCGCCCAGCTCAAAGTCGCCGCC